TACCAAGTATAAACTGTTAAGAACAGTCGGAGAAAGCGAATATCGTTCAACTACCATGACTCCGAAAGTATTACTATCATGGATGGTTGGACAACTAATTTAAAAAAAGGAAGTGAAAATATGTTAAGCGAAAAAATGCAAAACGAATTGGAAAAGAGCGCACAACACCTGAATATGACGGTGGAGGAAGCAACAGAAAAATATACGGAAGTTTGTTCCGATAACAACATTGAAGTAAATGATGATTTAGGTTTGGGCCTATGGCGTTCATATGCGGCACAAATTGTACGAAGAGCAAAACAAGGACAACAAACACAAAGTACGGGAAGTAATTCTCTTGTTAAGAAATGCTTTGGTTTCTTCGTTGCTTTAGAAGCACCAAGAGATATGATGAGTTGGAATCGTAATCGAGCAAAAGAAGAATACAACCGTGATTCGGATAATGCTTTGAATGAAGGCCATGTAGCAATTGCCACTCAAAATGCTTTGGGTAAGTGGATGGTTAGCCGTTATCACGATGGCGAATATCAAGAGCGAATGGTTTCGGATTTACCAACCGGTGCAGAAGAAATGCCAGATGGTGTAATGGTTATTCCTTTGGATAATACCAAAGCATACATGAATGGTGGAGAAAACCGAAACTATGGTAAGCCTTTGCCTTTGGAACAAATGCGACGAAGCGGTATCTTTTATGGAAGTGTTGATGGTGCGGAAATGAAGCCCCTTCAATTCTCTTATAAGAATCAAGGTGGTGTGGAGTTTATTCCTGATTGTTATGACTTTGTACACTTTGTTGCTATTCCATCGGAAGATGGTAGTAATCTATATGGTATGACTATGACAACAAAGAACAGTTTGATTCGTAATTCTGATTTAGACCCCGAAAACTCGGACTATCGAGATATGGGTGAAACGGATTGGGTAAGCGTTCTTAATGAAAACTTTGAGAGTCACATGGTTGAATTGGTGGAAATTGAACGAGCGCATATTACTCGTCAAACTCTTCCTGCTAAAGACCGATTTATTGTGACAAGTGGAACTGTTTGTAATATGAATATGATGCCCACTTCAAACGGTAATCGTATTCTAAATATCACAGACTTGAATGCCGAGTTTGATTATGATAATGAGTCAAACATGACTACTTGTTGGATTCCAGAACATTTGGAAATCGACTTTGGTATTGGTTCAGAAATTGTCGTGATTGGCCGTACTTCACAACGCTTGGTTGATGGAGAAGCAGACCCAGTTACTATCAATGTTTCTTCTGTTTTAGTGACAGATAAGCGTGGTGCGCCAGTTCAAGTGGATGCTCCGGTGGAGGAAACCTTTGATTGGTTTTGATTGATATTCCTATTATTCCCTCGTAGAAATGTCGTGGTTAACTATGATGCGATATGATGTGTTGGCGACATTACAGAATTCATGTCGGGAATAAGAGTATAACAAGTGTAAGTGTGAACTTGTGGAAACAATTGATACTCGAATGGGTGCGAAGCCTATCCTAAAAGGAGGAAAAATAAATGAATGATGTATTAGAAAATAAATATATTCTTAAGGGGGAAAGTTATATTGCTGATTTAGCAAAGGTTGACTTTTTAACTTGGAACGAAAACGATAAAAGAAAGGGCGAATACTTTATGAAGTTCCATATCGGAACTAAAGAAACAAGATTGATTTGCTCATCAAAAGAAGAACTGCTTGGTATTATCAAATCTTGGTGTGCCGCTAATGGTAAAGATGTGGATATAAATGAAAATGATATAGGTGATTGGCTTGCTAGGGATTAAGAAAGAAAAAACAAACTTTAAAGAATTGATGGCTCAAAAAAGGGCGCAACGAAAAGCACGAATGGTATTAGGTATTTGGGGAGAACCCAAGACCGGAAAGACTGGAATTGCATTGGACTTCCCCGATAAGAACATTTATGTTCTTGATTGGGATAGAGGTGTTGAATCAACTTGGTTTGAACATCACGATGCAACAGAACGAATTAATGTATATTGTCCAATTGTAATGCGAAAGGATAACATTATGGATATTGACAAGAGCGAACAAAACTCTCTTGACTTCATTAACTTTGCTAAAGAACAAATGGAAGCAGGTGAAGATATTGTATTCGTTATGGATGGTGTTGATACTTGGCTTGACAGTTGTATTCTAAAGGTTAATCCTAATCCAAGAGTTGTGACAAAGATTATGCCGTTTCAGTATGGTAACAGAAATAAGACTTTCTATTTCCTATTGGAAGCAATTTACCAATTGAACTGTGATGTAATTTACATTACTCACGAAACAGAAAAGTATGTTGACAACACGCCCATTGGTGTGCAACCTTCTTGGAAAGATTGGGGAGGAAAACTCGAACAAGAGATTTACTGCTCAAAAAAGAAGGTAAAGAACGAGTTGCATTTTACTGCTGAATTAATTGGTTCAAGGACTAATGGTAATTTAGTTGGAAACAAATGGACTGTGCGAGAAGGAACTCCCCCTAATATTCAATGGAACGGTGTTCCTGAATTAAGGGAGGGTAAGATTTGAAATTCGTAGTAAATAATAAAAGCATGGAGAAAGCATTATCAGACATTCAAGGTAAAGGAAAGTATCTTGGTAATAGTGGCCTATCTTCTTCTAAGATGGGGTCATATTTTTATATGACTTTGGCTGGTAATGACTTGGAGATTTGGAATGGGGATATGACCTTTGGTATGAATATCACAATAGAAGTAGTAGGTATAAACAATGGTTCTTTTATTGGTAATGCTGAAACAATTATCCCGTATCTGAAAAAGTTTGGCGATGATGTGATTTTTGAAAGTGGAGATTTTTTGAAACTTTCTTCTGGAAGTAAAGTTGCTTCCCTACCTGTGGTTGTTAATCACCCAAACATGGATGCAATTGTAAGGATTCGTGAAATGCTTAAGCACATCTCCTATGAAGAAGAATTAGAAAAACTATGGGCTTTCGGTTCTTCTAACTTTGAGGGTGCGTTTAAGTTAAATTCAACAGTGTTTAAAGATGCCATTGGTCTTTGTGAATTGGTCAAGAGCGGCGTCTATAAATTAAACTTTGATGAAGGTAACTTAACCTTTTCAAGCACTACAAATGCTTCTAATAAGTATGAACAAGGGATTGAGGTACAATCGCATATCGGTGAAGCGGCAACACTTGAGTATTCTGGCCCACTACATAATTTCTTTGAGCCATTACAGCCATTGAATTTTTATGTAAAGGATGAGTTCCCATTACTTATTGTGGGACAAGATAGAAAGATATTAAAAGCCCCGTATTCGGGAGGTAATTAAAATGATAATTAGTAAATGCATAGATGAAAAACACATATACACAGCATGGAGAGAGAACGGCGAACGGCGCTTCAAACTTGAAGCATTTGAACCATACTTCTTTATTGAAGACGATGAGTTTCAATTTGAGAACTATACCTTAAACAAGTATATTTCAAGACCCTTCCAGTATGAAAAAGGTGATTGGCTTTCATTAAAAGGAAAGCCCTTGAAAAAAGTTATTGTCGAACAAGCCACCGATATTTACAAGGCTCGCAAGATGTGGAGTAAAACATACGAAGCAGATGTACCTTTTGGTTTTAGATATGCTATTGATAAGTTAGACGAACTACCCGAATTTAAACTGCGAAAGTGGTATTGGGATATGGAATGGCAACAAGGTGGAGAACACCATGATAAGATTACAGTAATTGTTGTTTATGATAATTATGATAAAAAATATTATCAATGGGTATGGTTTCCTAAAGGATTAGAACCTAATATTACTGACCATCAGGTTTCGGGTAAAACTATACATGAGTTTCAAACTAAGTGGTTTAATACTGAAAAAGAAATGATTGAATCCTTTATTCAGTATATGATTGATAAAGACCCTGATATGTTAATTGCTTGGTTTGGACTTAAGTTCGATTTGCCTAAACTACTTGAAAGATGTTGTGCGTTGGGAATCAACCCCATGCGTATGTCGCCTATTAACCGCATAGAAGGTGTAAAGAAGGCTGGTAATGGCTTTGTTTTCTCTAAAGGTGAAAGTGGGTTCTCTCCCATACAACAGCCTTTAGGGGGGCGCATAACCCTCAATTTAGACCTTGCTTTTGAGCGTCAGTGGAATGATTCACAAAGAGGAACTTTGCCATCAATGAGTCTTGAATATATTTCACAGACTTTATTCGGAGAAGGTAAATCAAAAGAAACTAAGTTTGAAGACCCGAATGAATTTTATCGTAGGGGTTGGCTTGAAGACACAGAAGCGTATTTGAAATATGCTTTGATAGATGTTGAATTGCTTGTACGAATAGACGAAACAAACTTTTGTAGTGAGGCTATTATTGCATTACAACGATTACTTAAAGCACCATTTGAAGCGTGTTTTTATGCAAGTCATATGGGTTCTATTTACTTTATGCGTAATGCAGATTGGATTTGTAAGACTGGAAGTAAAGTGGATAAAAGAGAAGAGTACGAAGGTGCTATGATTTATGACCCGCTTAGTGAGAATACAAATGGATTACATCTTAAAGTAGCCGCTTTTGATTTTGCAGGATTGTACCCATCAATGATGATTGCTCGCAATATTTCATGGGAAACTAAAAGTGAAGAGCCTACTGAATTTGGTTGTGATATTGCTACACCGAGGGATTTTAGCGAAGCAAAAAGAACTCATATGCTTTACTACAAAACAGATAAATTGGGTTTGTTGCCAAGAGCCGTTCTTGAACTGAAAGAGTTGCGAAATGAATATAAGCGACTTATGCGAGATGCAAGGGAAGCCGGAGATGATTTAGAAGCAGTTAAGTGGCATAATAATCAAATGGCTGTAAAGCGTTTAATGGCATCTTTTTATGGCATTGTTGCCTTTCAAGGATTTGGTTGGGCTGATGTTAATTTGGCCGCAAGCATTACAGCAAGTGCAAGAGAAGCAATTCGTTTAGCCGCATTCAAAGCGAAGGAGTTGGAAGTATGAAATGCATAAAACCAATAAAACACAACCCTCAATTCGAGGCAAAGCATCACTGTAAGTTGTGTGAAGCAGAAAGAATAATAAAAGAAATAACAGGTGAAGAAGAATGAAAAAACCAAAACTAAATAGATTTATGAAGAAGTGGATTGATGAGGCTATAAAGGATTATCCTGAACCTTTCTCAGCAAAACAAATACATTCTCATATTCTTGGCTCTAGGCGAAATAGCCAATATATCCAAAGTACAGTTTCGGTAGGCTATTACTTAAATAATATGTGCATTCAAGAAAAAACATCTGGAGGAAGAAATGTGTATAGGAGGCGAAGAGTATGAAAACTAAATTAATTACAGTAAAGGTATCATATGATACTGATGAAACTTGGGAAATCACGAAAGAAGAAATTCGTGACATTCTTAAGATGATGAACAACTTAAAGAGGAACGCTATAATTCTCAAGGAGGAAGATGTATGATGATGGATAAAACCAACGAATTACTAGAAGAACTTCTTCTAATGATTGCTAAAAGCAATAAGATATTGATGATGGTAAATATCGTAAATATAGCAACCATCATAACGATAATGGCGGTGATACTATGAAAGAAATTGGAATGAAACAAATGGAAAAGAAAATTAAAATGTTGGAAGCGGAGATTGAATCCTTGTATAAGGAGAACGAACATCTTGTTAAGATGTATAAAGCAATTCAAGAATTACAAGAGATGCACGAATCTCCTGCTATGAAATTTACATATTACTTGGGGTGATTGAATGAATAGATATATCTTAGAATTAACAGAACATGGACTTCTGAACAGTGAACTTTGGAATAAAATGAAAAAGTGGTTTTTGGGTAGTTTTTTACTACCTAAAATTACTAGACCGGATTTGACAAAATTACCAAAACTACCTAAAGGTATAGTTTATCAACAATGGCGTATTAACAAATACGAAGAACATTTAGAAGAACAGCAAAACATTTGGGAGAACTCTCAATGAAAGTAGTTTATGGACACACTGACTCAATCTATGTTCAAATAGATTCAGTTGAATTAGCGCAAGATGCTATCAAAGAAATAGAGTCTTCTGTTAGGGAACACTTCCCTAATGTAATGGGATTAGAACAACACCCCGTTGTATTGGAATTTGAAAAGTATTACTCCGCATTAGGAGTTGGCACAACAAAAAACAGAAATGCTGGGATGATTACTTGGGAGGATGGGGAATGGTTGAATGAACCTAAGTTCACCATGACAGGATTTACCGCTAAGAGAGTAAGCGAAACTCCTTTCGCAAAAGAGATTCAAACTAACGCACTAAAGAAGTGGGTTAATCAACAACCTTTGGGAAAAATAAATGCATTTTTGTATGCAATCTATACAACCGCATTACAAAAAGATATACCAATTTCTGCTTTAGTAAAAAGAAGCAGATTGAAAAGTGACAGATTCACAGTTAAGTGTAATGAATGCAATTCAAAGTATGGATTGTACGAATGTTTGGATATTAAATGGTGTTCAAAGTGCGGCACTGAAACAAGCAAGTTTGTGACTTTACAAGGAAAACGACCAAGTGTGGGTTCGGGAATTGGTGGCGTTTTATACGCTAAACAGAAATTAGGTATGACCTTTGATGATTCGTATTTATTTCTCAAAGTTAAACATAACGACACCTTTATCAACCCATTGACTAAGGAACAAAAGCCGGTGGAATATATGTCCGGCACAACCTATGAAGACTTCAATGATTATGAACCGGATTGGGAACACTACGCACAACAGGTCTTGAAAAAGGCCGAACCTATTTATCGAGCGATGAATTGGGACTTATCAAGCATAAGAACAGGAAAACTACAAACAAAATTAGAGGATTGGTTTTAAATGAATAACGATGAAAAATATGAAGCAGTTATATCCGGCATGGATGAATTTACATACGATTGGAAACCGGAGAATTACAATGACCCGTCTATGCCAATCTTAAAAATAACCAAGTCTTCTCTTGGGTCTTTTGATTGGTGCAATAAAAAGTATGACTTTTCTTATATTCAGCGTTTGCCCCAAGACCAATCGGAGGCTATGCGTAAGGGAACGGTCTTGCACAATCATAGAGAGGATTTTTTTAATGAATTTGATGTTAAGAAAGCAGATTCTATGTCTGCTGATGAAGTTAGCGATTACATTACAGAAATGACACCTATTGATGAATACTATGATATTTCACTAAACATAGCATCGTTTGAAACAAACCGATACTTGGAAGCAAGAACCGAAAATAAGACAAATGAGTATCTGCCAGTATGTAATGAAGGTAAATTCGATGCGGAAATAACCATCCCTCAAGGCCCATACAAGGGAGATGCATCACTTAATTATGAACCATTTACCTTACAAAGAGATTATAAGATTCATATACAAGGAATCATTGATAGAATCTTTATGGAAAACGGAGGTTATGTTCCTTTCGAGTTTAAAACAGGACCGTGGAAAGACTACAAGGCAGGAAGTATGCGTAAAGAAATGGCGTTTTATCAACTACTTATTGAAAATGCACCAGAAGAAGTTCTTATTAAGAACGGTCTCGACCCAAATATACCTGTAACTCATTGGGGTTGGTATTATCCTGTATCGAACTATGTTTTTGCACAGGGAGTTAAAAAGAGGTCAATGACTTCTGTTATGTATAGCATAGCAAAACTACTAAGGGCTTATGAAATGAAGCAATTTCCAACTAAGTTTTACTACAAGACTTGTTCTTTTTGTAGTTTCTTTGGTATCTGTGATGCGGCACAAGAAGACACATGGGTTTGATGTTATGGCTGATAGTATGTATAAAATTGCCGAGGATGCAATAACTATTTTATTGCACCTTGGAAGATATGACGATGATATAAAGGGATATGCGGAAGCACTCCTAAATAGATTCGAGGCGATTAAATATGAACAATGAAATAATAAAACTAAAAGTTTTAGCGAGGGCTTGGACATTTTCTGAAATCTCCAACTTAAAAAGCACTATTGACTCGCTGTGTAATGAAATCTATAATGAATCTAAACTTAGTGAACGCTTTAACTTAATAAGGGAAGTAAAAATAAATGAAAGTTTCGTAGGGCATACCTTTGAAGATGTTATGCGAAGTGCAATAAAAACAAAACTCTCCGGTGAGATAGCCGGAGTAATACGAATAATGTTAAACACAGCAACAGTTGATTTTGGAGGTAATGAAAATGAAATATCCGAGGGAAGTATGGGCGGGGAGCCACATAAAGAACGCACCACAAATGAAAAGAAAAGTAGTCTCATCGAGGAATGAATATGTTGAGTTTGTTAATGCTCAAAATAATAGAACAAATGTATATACGACAGTATATGATTTCGAGCATTTTTCAGAAAGGGCGAAAATTGATTCGTCTGTGATATTAGATAGAATCTTTTTAGATTTTGATGCACACGGCGAAAAGATTGAGAAAGCATATCGGGATGTTAAAGTTGTTATGGAATTGGTATTAGAACAGGAATTTGAATATACTCTTTTCTTTTCAGGTCGTGGTTTTCATATGTTTATATTCGGAGAGGAAGCGAAAGACATGAGAAGTATTCAGTCTTTCTTTAGAGAGATTAAACAATATTTAATATCAAAGGTAGGTAAAGATATAACCCTTGATGATAGAGTCGGACAAACAACTCGATTGCGAAGAGTGCCAAATACTGTGAATATGTCGTCTTCAAATAATGAAGGTGATTCTCTCTTTTGTATTCCCTTGGTGAAAGAAGACCTTTCAAAAGATGTAAGTTATATTCTTTCTTTAGCAACAAGTATGAGGCTTATACCCTTCAAAAAAGGGGGCAAAAACAAGGCTAAGTTTCCCGACGCACCCCCCATTGAAGCGGTTGGGGGTGAGATTTCAGTACCCGAATACAGTGGTAAATTACCAATCCTTCCATGTTTGCATAATGCTATCATGGTGGAGAATCCCTCGCATATGGCAAGAGCATACCTTGTTTCTTGGTATAGAGATTTATTGACACAAAGAAGACCCCTACAAACAACAACAGAAAAACAGAAAGTATTAGACATAATAGTGAACGAGATTAAAGAATTAGTAAAAAGCAATGAAGAAATTTGGTTAGACTGGGACGAATATGAAACAAGAAAACACGCACGATTTACAGTGTTTGGTAATTACAAGACACCATTCTGTAAAACTGTGCTAATCCCCGATGGGTATTGCGTGGGGAAGTGTTGGCGATACCCGACCTTTTTAGATAAGGAGGACTAATATGTTAATTATAGATAGCAGGGAAAAAGAAGGCTCTAAGTTAGTAAAACTAGTTGAGAGTAAGGCGAGAAGTTTGAATATACAAACTGAAAAGAAGTGGATTGAAATAGGAGATTATGTTTTTGATGATGTATGTTTTGAAGCAAAGTCAACAACAGATTTCTTGGGTTCAGTAATCAGTAAAAGATTATGGACTCAAATAGATAACATGGATAGACATTACAAAACAAACATTGTAATTATCTATGGTACTATTCAAGAAGCGATATTTAATGTTAAGAGATACGGCAAGGCTAAAATACAAGAGCCAGCAAGAAGTATTATGTTAAACAACAAATTCTTAGGGGCAATAGGAAGAATTACATTAGATACTGATGTAAAGGCTTTTTGGGTTCCAACAGAAGAAGAAGCATCTCTTATCATCACGGCAATATGTAAGATGAAACCAATACAAAGAGATGTGATTCGCCCCGAAGTATTCAAAAGAGTGACTACGGATGATTTAAGACTTGATGTTCTCACAAGTATTAAAGGAGTATCAATTAAGAAAGCCAAACTTTTAATTAAGGAGTATGGTTCCGTTATGGAAATAGGAGAACAAACAGAAGAGGAATTACAGTACCTTGAAGGCGTTGGGCAAGTTTTAGCCTCACGCATTCTAAATACTTTAAACTCAGAAAAGAAGGTGAAAATATGAATAGTGAATATAATGAAGAATACGAGAATGAAATCTTTGAGGACTATAAGCAAGCAAGTGCTGTGTTTCAGCAAAACTTACCTGCCGTTGTTCAACAGTTTCAAAAGTCAGCAATGGATATTTCTCACTTTAATGAAACTCCTGCGGTAATTAGTTTCTTTACAATCTTAGGGCAGTTATGTAAAGACTTCATTGCAGTACCCTTTGAAGAAGAATATGAAGATTTAAGAATACACTTTCTTCACATTCAAACTTCAGGTACAGGTAAAACCACGCTATCTAACTTTGTGCAACCTATTGCCAGAAGTGTGTTTGAGAAAGTAAATGCAAAGAAGAAGCACAGTTTTAATACTAATGTCGAAGTTCCTGTATTGGACAATAATGGGAACATTGAAAAAGACGAAGATGGTAATGTTACAATGCACTATGTAAGAAAGAAGTTTGATGTGTTTTCTGTTCAAGTAGCAACATCCGCCGCACTTGTTGGGCATTATGCAATACAAGATGAAATGGAAACAGATGATAACGGGAACTCTCGCCTTACTGGAAAGAAAGTTCAAGTTAAAATGAACGGTGCTTTAGAAGGTAGTGGGTTAGCACATTGGGATGAGTTTGAACGGTCTGGCATTTTTAGTCCTAATTCTCATCAAGTGGATATGGTTGTTTTTCTAAACACAATGTTGAACAGTCTTCATGGAGAATCATGGGTGATGAAGAAACAATTGAAAGAAGGGGATATGGTTGAAACCTTTGGAGAAAGGTCTGTTTTGGCTATGACCTATCCACCTACTGAATTAAATAGAATTATGACAGAAACAGGACTTTTACAAAGAATGTTATGTTATATTCGTGAAGTTCCAGAAGCAATTCAACACAATATTAGAAAGAAAAAGATTTCAAAGTTTGGTAAGTTTAAGGATAGACAAGGCCCAATGGATAAATTTTCTGAAGAATTTATGAAGATGTATGATTTGGTCTTGGAAAGATATGAAGAAAAACTAAAAGAAGGAAAGAGCGAAATAGAAACTAAGTGTACCATGATGGAATACACTGAATCTGCGAATGCTTTGCTAGATTTAGAATATGAGAACATGGTAGGTTATATTAACGATTGTGGATTGTTCGTTAGAGAGGTAGCAAATCTCTTTATCAACCGCTTGTATATTACCACTTCCAAGTTGGCAGTATTATGTGCTATTGCTCAAGCCCCCTACATTAAAGATAAAAGCAAGAGATTCCAAGTAACGGGTCAAAATGTTAGGCAAGCAGGGGCCATTACCCGACAATGTTATATGTCACTGGTTGAATGGCTTGAGCGTAGCCTAAAGGAGCGTCGAATGGCCTCGCCTTTGTTCAATGCAAAGCCATTTAAAGATAAATACGAAGAGATGGCTAAAAAGACAGAAGACAACTGGGTTAATAGAAAACTGTATATTGCTGAAATGTGTAAGGTAATAAAGAAGTCTAACTCCCAGACAAACTTAATCTTTAAAGACAAGGTGCAAATTAACTTTGAAATAAAGAAGATTGGGAAATCAAACTACATTAAACTAAAGGAAGTGAAAAAATGAAGTACGAAAATACATATGTCGTTTTTGACATAACGAAAGGCCCGAAGGTAATAATTGAGACATTAGATACTTATGGTGATGAAGGTTGGGAATGTTGTAGTATGCTATCAGTAGCAAACACAAACATTGTTGCTTTTCTAAAGCGAAGAATTGGTGGAGAAGAACCTGTTGATGAAGAAAGTGCAAAGATTTCAAAACTTTGGTCTAACGGTTCGTGATTCCTATGTCTGTTTTAGCACTGGATATTGAAACAAAAAACATGTCACACGAAATAGGTGGCTTTAGTAATACTCACATGTTTCAAGTATCAACAGTAGCAACATGGGATGGAACTACTGGAACTGTTTATGTTGATGAGCCAGTCGATTCATTTGCTAAAAGTGGTCATGTTGTTAAATCTTTACAAGAACTTAAATATGATTTAGACGACCATTTTCAAAAGGGCGGGCAATTACTTGGGCATAACATTGTAGCCTTTGATTTGCCTATCTTGAGAGATTCAATGGATATATATTGCATTCATAAGTATTTGAATGACAAGCAATATATTGATACTAGTAAAGATTTACTCAAAGGACATGGAGAAAGATTCCAATTGAAAAACTTAGTTAAATGCACTATGGATGATTCAAAACTCATGGATAGTGCAGATGCACCTAAGTTATGGAAGATGGGAAGATATGATGAGGTAGTTGAATATTGTATGAAAGACACACAGTTAGTTTATGACCTTTGGGGTTATGGTAAAGAGAATGGTATTGTAAAAGCATTCTCTATTGAAAAAGAAGAATTTATAGATTTAGGAGTTGATTGGTAATGTCCACAGCAGAATGGTTTGGCCTGTTTATTTTCTTAATTGTAGTTTCGTTGCTATTCTTTGCAGCGTTTGGTGGTTCAAATATCACTGAAAAAAGTGTTGAAGAATACATTAGCAGACTACTTGGGGAAGATACGCAAGGCGAGCAAAAATGAGTTTAAAGCAAACTTGTAAGTATTGCGGCGAGAATACGCTGGCGAAGCGTATCTTAGGTTTTTATGTTGGTTCAAGTGACCAAATAAAATTATGGGAATGTAGGAAGTGTAATGGTATTTGGAGTGTTGAAACAAAAATAGCGGGTCGGCCCTAACGGGTCGGCTCGCCTTTTTTTACGCAAAATTTTTTGCTTTTATTTATTTAATAGTTATAACGATTACCAACAAAACTAGGCCCAAGCCATAGCCCAATTAAATAACTAATTGCAATAAGTATAAGAAATACTTTTACTATTGTTTTTTCTTTGGGTATCATTGTACTCTAAACTCAATTTAATATTTATGATTCTATAAAAGCCTTTATTTCTGCTGAAGTCCAATTGGGTAAGTCCGAATACCAAGCACTTTCTTTAATCCAATAAACGCCTTTACTTTGGATAAAGCACGAATCTTCAATCATGTGCGACCAATCATGGTTGGGGAACCTTGTTTCTAATTTACTTTTTAATGTCATACTACCGAATCTCCTATACGAGTTACTATTATTGTGCTTCTATGGTCAGTGAATGCAATAATGTTGCTGTCCTGTGATGCTGAACGAATAGCAAAATAAATGGGAAGGTCTGAACCGGTTGATGGAACTTGATGTGTAACATGGTGTTGTAGTTTTACATTAGAAACACCATTTTGTATTCTGGCATTACCTAACTGTCCACCTGCTGATGTATCGGTACTAACAACTAACCACATATCACGATTAGTAGTTCCGGATGCTGGAAAAAATTCAATAGTAACTGTAATGTCATAAATACCACCAGCCGCAAGAGTAATGTTATCAACCGTTGCATTGGTTAATACTATATCACCGTGATTTCCAGTTGATAAGGCTCCCCAATTTGTTGTGTTGGCTATATCCATATTTAAGTAACTTCCATCTGCTGTGTAATTATTAGCATTTCCACTAAGAGCCTTCATATAAAGACTCATATGTTGAAGGGCTACTCCACCGCCACTAACAGTTGCCCAAGTTAATCCACCGTTATTGCCAGATTGCTTGCTAAGAAATTGTCCGTTAGTACCAGCGTTAGATATGTAAAGATTATCTTCGTCAACGGATTGGCTGGATAAATGTTCAAGGTCAATTGCTCCTGCCACAATATGTTCACTATTAATAACATCATCCTGTATATTATCTCCATCAATACAATCTGCTGATAGATGAACATGGTCAATACTTCCATCTACATATTGGTCGGAATTGACAGAATTAGCGGCCATTTTTCCAACTGTCACTCCACCGTCCTTTAATCTTAAAGCATCGGAATTGATTTCAATGGTGGAATCATCAACACCAACGGCTAATGTTACAGCCCCGCTATTTCCTCCACCAGTTAAACCATCACCGGCAGTTACGCCAGTAATATCTCCTTGTGGTGCTAGGTCAGCAATAGATTGAGCCGTAACCGATTTAATTACATCATTAACTCCCACAGCGTTAGTATCTTGAATTAAAACTTTATCAGCACCTTGAACATTAGCCGTTCCTATGCCGGAAATGAATAACCCCTCACTTGTTCCAGTAATAGCACTTGCTTCTGTATAAACTAAGTTATCTCCGGTTCCAGCAGCATAAGCAATACTCACACTGTTTTCTGTTTTATCTGTTGTTAAAAACTGAATATTTCTTGCTCCACTACTTGTAGTTGATGAGTATTCAACAATAGCAATAATAGTATCGCCAGAAGTGTAGTCGGGTACTTTATTTGCTACTGTCGGCTTTCGTATTAGAATAAAGTTATTTTTGTCAACAACAACAAGATGATAACCCTTATCATAGGTTGTTATTAATTCACTAGAACCAAATGTAAATGATGCGGCAGTTGTTCCTGTTTTATATTGAGCAGTGTATAATTTTCCATCTCTAAGGTATGTTCCTGCTGATACTGCAACAGTTCCACTGTTAGCAGTTGATTGGGTAATATCAAAATCATTTGAATTGTTTTTTACAACGATGTTCTGTCTTGCCATTAGGGAAAGACCTTTAATTAAACCTGTATGGGGAAAGTCTGAAGCGTCTGTAATTGCGGCTAAAGAACCACCTTGTCCCATTGTTGAAATCTTGTGCGGATTATTCTCGACCATCTTATTCCACCTCTAACATTAAAAATATTTCTAATTGTTCGTTTGACGCAAATGGCCCAACGCCTTCAAATGCTACTCTCGATAACATAAAATCATCATTACCATCACTTATAAAATTATTTTCATTTGCTCCAAAACTTGCTTCACGAATAACTTTACCTGTAATGTTTGAACCCTCAACCATTATTTTAATTTCAACTACATTGTCACCGGAGCGAGTTGCGACATATTGTGAAGTAGTGACACCTAAAGGAACATCTAATGTGGTTGCGGCTGGACTTGTTGAATTACCACCTAAACCAACATCTCCTTCAGCCGCAGTATTTACAATGCTTACTATGTATTCTGCAATTTTATCTCGTAATAGGTCAGTTATCAAAATTCTTCCTCCAATAAGTCTGTATAGGTAATTGTAGTGCCGCCTGTGAATCCAAGAGGGGTGCTTCCCGTATTTAATGCTGTCGAGAAACCAAGAGTAAAACTACCAGTAGTGGCTCTTTTGCGAACTAATAAGCGTATTGGTTTAATTTTAACAGTTTCTAAGAACCCAAGAGAGATTGATTGTTCATTATTTTTTGTGTTTTGTAAAGTCTGAGCAGTATCAACATCAACAGTAAGTTCGGAAAATCTATCTTCTAATTGTTTGCTGTATTTACCTAATTCTAATTCAAGTAAGCCAGTAATTAAGTGAGTTATTTCTAAAAC